ACGAGCCCGCCCCACATTTGTCAGTGGCCCCCGCGGGGGGGGGGGGCAGACTGCCGATGTCCTACGCCGCCAAATATGAATACATCCCCACGACATGAAAAAATCATTGTTCCTTCTTGGTGCGCTTGCGGAGTTTGCGAGCGGTGTTGCTTACCTTCTTCTTGCCCTTGGCCTTGGCCTGCTGGCTCGCGTCCTCCGCAGCCTGTGCGGCCTTTGCGAAGTAGGTGGTAAGCAAGTGGCGCGTTAGGCCACTTAGCCCACCATACCCGTGCTTCTTGGCATATTCCCGCCCGACCTCGATTAAGTCACGGGGCAGGGCAATGCCTGCGGGCTGAGACTTCTCCCCGTCCGTCTTTCGTGTGTTCATGTGCGTAGTGAGCTACCCCGGTAAAATAGCACACTTTTGCAATTCTTAACAATTTTATTTGTATGGGGGGAATCCCCCATTTTTGTCCTTTACAAAGTTTGTTAAACTTTAGAAGATGCGCCCATATTACCTATGGCGCGCCGTAAAATCCCACCGCACAAGCACAGCAAACCCGCTGGCATTTCCCTTCCCCCGGACATCATCCGCGAAGCGCGCAAGGTCGCGTTCGCGCAGGGGATGAGCCTTTCGCTCTTCGTCCGACTTTTGCTCATGCAACGCCTTAACGGCGCGGCAGAGCAGTGAACACAGAACAAACAAAAACAACATGGAATACATCAACGTCATACTCGGCGTGCTGGCGGCAACCAGCGTTGTCGGGTTGGCTTGGCTCGGAGGTTACGAGCTTGGTCAATCAAACGGAATCAGCACCGAACGCGAACTCGCGGATCGGCGCATAGCTGGCCTGCTCGCGAAGGAAAACAAACGCAAACCCCGCGCGCGGAGGAAGGCCAAATGAGCAGCGACCCGCGCCTTGGCGTCATTCAAGACTACGCGGGCGAACGTCCGTGCAATGAACCGATGATCCTTGGCCGCTTGCTCGACAAGTTGGCCGAGGGCCGTGGCCTCTCATTGCTCACGCGTATCCGCAAAACGCTGGCCGAACTTAACCGGAAGCTAACGCGATGACTCCGACCCCTCCGGACAACGCAATCGGCGCAATGGCAGTGTTAACCGCAATCGCCGTGCTGCTCGTATTGGTCGCGGATTGGGTGGCGAACCTACTGCGATGAAACCGTTTCTCGGCAAAGTTCGCCCGAAGGGGTGGGGCAAGGGTGCGCCGAAAGGCAACGCTCGCGCCACGGGTCGCAAGACTTCCCGTCCATTTGCTACTCGGCACGACCGAGGCGAGGAAGTGCCGCCGCCTATCACACGCAGGGGGAAGCGGGATTACTTGTATGCGAATTGCGTAGTGTTGGCTGCGGCAATATTTGCGGAGCCTTGGGCGAAGCAATGGGCAGAAGACCTACTGCCGGGGGCGCGCAGGCTGGACGGGAGGAACGTCAAATGAGCAGCGAAATGGAAATGGAGGATTTCTATTTAGACGTTCGCCGCAAGCTGGCCGTGGTCGAGGAGCAGAACCAGCTTTTGCGCGAGCAGAATAGCCGACTGACGCTGGCGCTCGATGACGCGCTGGCGCTGGCTCGTCAATACCGCCGCGAGGCACATCCCGGCATGAAGGAGGAGGCGCACGAACTATGAGCGGGGCCGAGCATATCGTTTTGGGGAGCGTGACGTTTGGCCCCGCTCCTACCGCCGAGGACAGCATGGCGGAAAGTATCGTCATGCTCTTGCATCGCTTGGCCGAGGTCGAAGCGGAGCGCGATTTTTACAAAGCGGCGGCGGAAGCGCTTCGCAAGGGGAGGCGGAAGAAATGAGTCAAGCGGACTACATTATGGGAGTTGATCCGGGGCCAGAGCGTTCAGCCTTTGTGATTCTTAGCGAGGCGCGGGTAGTGACGGCGCAGATCGTGAGCAACGAAGAGATGTTGAATCTCTTTTGGAAATACCGCGAAGAGTGTCCTTACATTTTTTGCGAGCACATCGCGTCCTACGGCATGGCTGTCGGCGCGAGCGTCTTTGAAACCTGCGTATGGATCGGGAGATTTTGGCAACGGTCTTTCGATCACGCTTTCCATTTTCGGCGCGTGTTCCGCCGCGATGTGAAGTTGCACCTGTGCAATTCGCCCCGCGCTAAAGACGCAAATGTGCGGCAGGCGCTTATTGACCGACTCGGCCCGCAAGGGACGAAGAAGAACCAAGGCCCGACCTACGGAGTAAAGAGCCACGAATGGGCCGCTCTGGCCGTGGCGGTCTATGGCTGGGACACGATTTTCGGACGGTTAGCCAACGGCAAGCCGCCCGCATGAACACAAACAAAGACGCCGGGGGCGGCAACCCCCGGCGCGATTAGCACGAATGAACACAGAACAAGCATCCAACTCAGTGCAGCCCGTAGGCAAAGCCATCGCGGGCGCAATCGTCAAGGCGCAAATGGCTTTCGGGCCAGCCTTGAAGACCTCACAGAACCCGCATTTCAAAAGCAGATATGCCGATCTTTCGGCCTGCGTGGAGGCGGTCATCGAAGCTCTTAACGCCAACGGCATCGCGCTCATCCAGCGCACCTTGCCCTGCGAAAGCGGTGTCACGGTCGAAACCGTCTTCCTGCATACGAGCGGGGAGACAATGAGCAGCGGCCCGCTGCACGTTCCCGCGCAGAAGCAAGACGCACAGGGCTACGGCTCCGCGCTGACCTATGCCCGCCGCTACTCGCTCATGGCGGCTTGCGGAATTGCCCCGGAGGACGATGACGGACACGCCGCATCAAAGCCCGTGGCTTACGCAAAACCAAGCAAGCCCGCCCCGCGCATGACGGATGAGGCGGCAGAAAAATCTAACGGCAGTCGCTCGGCAAAAGCGGCGGTCGCTACGAACGAGGCAGACGAAGCGCTGCCTTGGTAATCAACACAAACACAAAACGAACACAGAACATGATCAGTCTATCAATCAAAACCTACGAGATCGAACCAGAGCACATCATCATCGGAAAAAACGGCAAAATCGTTTCGGTGGTGCTGTTTGAAAACAAAGACGGCAGAGGAAAATACGGCGATGACGGCTACGCCGTGCAAGGCGTGAGCAAGGAACTCCGCGACAAAGGCGTTCGCGGCAAGATCATTGGCAACTGGCGCTACACGGGCCAAGGGGCCAACGCAGGCGGCAACGGCGGAAACCGCAACAACCAACCGGAGGACTCGGACGATAGCGTCCCATTCTGATCTATGGGCTGGATTCAATGCACAAACCGACAACCGCAGGCTGACGATGTTTGGATCTCCTGCGACCGTTGCAACGGAGGGGGCTCAGACTTCTCCCTCGAAAGGTTGCCAACCGACCGAGCACATCTTGCGGGGGAAACCCCGCAAATGGCTTGGAACGGATATCGTCCGACCAACATCTGCACACAGTGCGGGGGTGAGGGCGGAACGTGGTTGCCAAAAAGCAAAAACAAAAGCCGCCTCAACATCGCTTACGCTACCGCCGAGAATCGGGACAGGGGCTTTGCGTGGGTTGGCGCGTTCTTACAAACGTGGATGGCGGATCGGCAGCAATGGCATCCGCCCGTTGAGGACTCCATCTTTAGCGATCGGGTCTGGCTCTATGAGAGCGACACGAACCCGGATCAATGGGAGGGCGCACGATGAACCTCCGCGAAAGAGCCGCCTGTGACGGACTGCTGGAGGATGACGCCCCCATTGCCGACAGCATGGAATGGCTGCGGGAGCATTGCGAGCGGTTGGCGTGGGAACTGGAATCGACCAGCCGCGCGCTGGTCGAGGCAACCGAAAAACTGAGGGCAGGAGGGAGGGAGTTATGACATGGCAACCCGAACTGACGTTTGCGCCTGCTGAGACGCACAAACGCCCGACACAAGCGGGCCGCATCCTGCGATTCTTGCAGGAGGGTCATCGGCTTACCCCGCTCGACGCGCTGGAGCTATTCGGATGCTTCCGTCTGGCTGCGCGCGTCCATGAGTTGCGGCGGGAGGGCTGGGCAATCGTGGAGCGCACGGTCGAGACGGCCAGCGGTAAACGCATCGCGGAATACTCGCTATGAAGATTGAGCCAAGCTTCTGCGATCACTGGAAAACAAAGCGCCTGCACCGCATCTGCGGGGCCGAGGCGGTCTTGGGCCTGCTCCGCTTGTGGGGGCAGGCCAAGATCAAGCGGCAATACACGGGTCTTGTCCTTAACCCACCCAAGCTTGCCGCCGTGATGGAATATCCGGGCGACGAGTCCTTGCTGTGGCAGACGATGACCGACTCCACCGCGCCGTGGCTGGACGGGGCAGAGGATGGAACGTGGGCCTTGCACGGCTACGCCGAACACCAAGCGCAGATTATCCGCCTATGGGAAATCGGGAGAAAGGGCGGCAGGCCCGCCAAGGACGCCGTTCCTTCTTCTACTAACCTTATTAATACATCCTCTTCCTCTTCCTCTTCACCTATATGCAAACCAAATGGAAACCATATGGTTTTCCAGACCCCCACCTTGGAGGAATTTATAGAGACGGGCAGGCAAGCAGGGATTGAGCGGGAGATTGCCGAGGAAATCTGGCACGACAACGAGAGTAGGCCCATCGCCCCGGATGGACGATGGACGGACTATCGCGGCAACCCGATTGCAAAATGGCAGGCCAATCTAAGCGCCCGCGCCTTGCAGATGAAAAGTCGCCGGTGCGGCGTCATCACCAAGACGCACAACGGGGCGAGCGGGAAGACCGAGACTCCTTGGGCGATCAAACAGCGTCTGGAGGCCATTACGCGCGAAATAGAGGGCATCCGAGCGGACAGACGGAATCGGATTCCTGACCCGGAGAAACCTTGGGAAAGCACAATGGCCCCGAACGCGGCGGCGAGAGTTAAGACGCTGCGGGCAACAGCGCAAGAACTCAACCGCAAACTTGCGCTTTCGGAAAAGGAGGCTGCATGAGCGAAACCCTTCGCCCCTTCCGCCTCATTACGCTCTTGGAAGCAGTCAAGTTGGCCGAGCTTCGGAATCTGGAGGGCAGCGCATTGGGGTGCAATGCCAGCACGACCTACAAAAGCGATCTTGCCGAGTTTCTTACGCGCAACGTCAATGGCATCTTGGCCGAGCTTGTTGTCGGCAGGAAATTCGACAGGGCTTATCTGCCAAGCTGCAACACGTTTCACAAGCAGGCGGATGTCGGGCAAGACATTGAGGTTCGGTCAACGCATCACCTCAACGGCTCGCTGATCCTGCGGGACAATGATGACCCCGCGCGGCGGTATGTTCTGGTTGTCTGCGAGGCAATGCTGGGCTTTGCGGTGAGGGGCTGGGCTTACGGATACGAGGTTATGCGCGACGAGTGGAAGGTCGCGGGAGAAGGCAGGCCGCATTGGAGATACCGGGGGGCGCTGCGACCATTTGAGACGCTGACGCTGGAAAGGCCGAAGGACGCGCCGACCAACGCCGAGACGACCAACGCGGAGTATTCGTGGTGAATTTATGAAAACCTACATCGTAGATTGGGGCAAAAAGTGCAACGGGGGCCGATATGCGCTCATTCAAGCGGAATCGCTACAAGATGCGTGGTGGGACGCGGATGCCATTGGTTCGCCGTTTCGTATTGCGTTGCTCAAAATCCCGAAGGGATGCCCGGATGAGGGGCGGCGGTATATAGAAATTGACGCGCCTAAAACGCGCTACACGGGGCCAAGCCTTGATGAATTGAAGTGGGAGAAGTCGGGCGAGTCAGGGCCGTTCGCATGAGCCAGACACTTATGCACTGGATCGCGGCCAACAACCTTGACCCGCGCCTCGTTATGAACGCGCTGCAAGATCATGGGAAATGCTCTGACCTCTGCGTTGAGGTTGAGGACGTAGGCAATGGGGGCGAGTGCCTGCGGTGGTTGTTGGAGCGGGATGTGCGGGAATATCGGAGGGCGGGGAATTGAGCGATACGCTAACGGCAAAGATCCTTGCCCTGCGGGAAGGATGGGCGATGCGCTTTGAAGGGAGATCAACCGTTATGAACCGGGCGCGCGACTACAGCCTGCGGCGGGGATGCGTCAACAAGAGACGCTATGAGACATGGAGAGACGCAAAGGAAAGGATGCCCGAATACTTTATTTACCGATGCGAGCATTGTGACGGATACCATCACACCAGCGTCTGGCCTACGGAGGGGAAGGAATGAGCGAGGCTTACAAGACGGGTGGCGTGGGTCACATCTACCGTGGCGACTCGGAAGGCAGGGGATCGCGGCAAAGGTCAAAGGTCTTGAAGGCGCTCAAAGGGATTGCCTCACTCGCCTTGATTGATGAGGTGATGCGCGAGGATGCCCGCAAGAGACGGGAAAAGGAGCGGGAGGGCATGATGCCATGCTGACGCAGGGAAAGTGCCTTACAGGGGCATTTAGGCGTGAGGAAATGGGGTTTTGGCCCACCCCCCCGGTAAGGAATCTTTTACGGAGGGGGAAAGAACGGGGTTTAGGCGTCATTCGGTGTTAATTTGAGTGTTAACTGGCCGTTGTAAAAGTTAACACGAAGTTGACACGGGCGAGGTTGACATGACTGTCCGCGCTCTTGCTGCCGCCCTCGGAATTACCGGGGCTGGGGCGCATAAATGCATCAAGCGCGGGATGCCCATTGACAGCATTGAGGCCGCCCAATCTTGGTATCAGCGTAATGGCCGCAGCCGCATAGCGAGCCAACCCCGCCCCGCGCCGAGCCCGACTCCCGTAGAGATTTCCACGGAGAACGAAGAAGCCCCCGAACCCGCCGAACCCGAACCCGTCGCGGAACCGACCAAGACCTTCACCGATACCGACAACTGCCGGGAGGCGCTAAACGAGCAAAGGCAGCTACGCAAACACGCCGCCGCCCAAGTCGCGCGCCTGCACCACTCCGGGGATATCGAGGCCTCGCGCCGATGGGCGCAAACGCATCAGCAATACATCGCCAAGCAAGTCGCCTATGAGCGGCAGCTTCGTGACCTTATGGAGCGGGACGGCAAGACAATGCAAGTCGAGGACGCCGAGCGGACATATCGGCAAGTCTTTAGCGATCTGCGGCAAAAGCTGGTCGCTGCCCCCGCCGCCCTGTCCGCGCAACTTAACCCGAACGACCCGATCCATGCGCAGGGGATCATGGAGAACTGGATCAGAATGCTTTTCAGAGAAACAAACCGACCTAATGAAAACAAAACAGCTACCACTTGAAACCCTAATTCCCTACGCGGGCAACCCGCGCAAGAACGACCACGCCGTTGAAACCGTAGCCGCCGCCATTTCGCGGTTTGGCTTCCGTGTTCCCGTGCTGGCAAAATCTGACGGCTCCATCATCGACGGCCATCTCCGGGTCAAAGCCGCCAAGCATCTCGGCATGAAGGACGTTCCAGTTGTGCTGTGCGATGACTTGAGCGAAGCCGACATTAAGGCGCTGCGCATTTCAATCAATCGCGTTGCCGAGTTGGCCGAATGGGATACCGAATTGTTAAGCGCGGAATTGGAATCCTTGGCCGCAGGCGGCACGCCGCTCGACGCCCTTGGCTTTGATGAGGACGCGCTGAAAAGCATTGGCGTTGCCGTGCTGGGAGAACACGTCACCACCGTTGACCACATTCTTCCATCTCAAGTGCTGGAAGGCGGCAAACGCGGCCCAACCCCACAAGATCAAATCGCCGCTTACGAAAATAGCAGCGTGCGGCAAATCGTGCTGGTCATGGACATCAAGGAGTTTGAGCAAACTATGTCGCACTTGGAGACAATCAAAGCCGCCGATCAGTTTTACACCAACACCGAAGCCGCGCTGGAGGCCATCAAGTTTTATGGAAACCATCTATCTCAAAAAGAAAAAGATTGAGCTACCGGAATACTGCGAACGGCGCGCGCAAGAAAGCGATTGCTCCCGTTTGCTGACAGACGAGTTCAAGCTGATCGACGAGGACACCGGGAAGGTGGTGGCGCTTTATTGCGCTCCGCAGGCCGAGGACGATGCCTTTGCCGATATCTTCGACGCCTGCATGGGCGTGAAATACGCAACGACCTATCGCACCAACGGGCTGAAAACCACCAGCCGAATTTTCGGCTATAATCCGCGCAACGCGATCCGCAAAGACTTTTGCTCGGCGGCATCACTCGCGAACGACCAACCCGAACAGCACCGCCGCATTTTGATGGGCGGTGCGCTGGCGGCGAAATACTACGCGCTGCATAACCCGGAGCTTTACGACGAGCACTTGCAGACCACGCGCGAAAAAATCATTGATGATTTCCGCCTGCCCGAAGTGCCGTTTACGTCCGGTATTATTAACGACAATAACCCGCTTTGCTACCATTTCGACAGCGGCAACTTCAAGAATGTCTGGAGCGCCATGATCGTGCTTAAGCACAAGATCGCGGGCGGCTACCTGTCCATGCCCGAATACGATGTGCTTTGCGAAGTGCGCGGCAACTCGATTTTCTACTTTGACGGGCAAAGCATTTTGCACGGCGTCACGCCGATCAAAAAACTGGCAACGGATTCACGGCGCTTTTCCATTGTCTATTACAGCCTGCAAGCCATGTGGAATTGCCAGCCGCTGCGCGAGGAAATTGCCCGCGCGCGAATGCGCCGGGAACAAGTCGAGCAACGCCGCTTGCGTGGCGAAAAGGTCTTTGCATGAAAACCTTTTCCGAACTGCAAACGATCAAGGTTGGCGACTTGCTTTTCACAATTCGCAAAGGCACCAGCGACTTTAAGGCCATCAAGGAAGTCGTTATCGACAAAAGCTATCAAAGGCGCGGCTTTGTCCCGCAGGCTGGGGAAACATGGATTGATGTCGGGGCCAACTGCGGAGCGTTCGCGGTATGGGCTGCGGCACTTGGCGCAAACGTCATTGCTTTTGAGCCTGACCCGGATAACGCCAGCATCGCCCGCACGAACATCGAAACGAATCGCTTGAATCGTCTGGCCATTGTGCATGACACCGGGCTGACCGCCGACAAAGCAACGGGCGAGGCCGCGCTGCACCGCAACACCGCCAACGGAAACTTGTGGCGCAATAGCCTGTTCAAGAAATGGCAGGGCGGCGAAGCAATCAAAGTTAAGACCGAGCCTATCGAGCCATATTGGAATCAAAACTATTGCATCAAGCTCGACGCTGAAGGCGTGGAAATGCCGATCTTGGAAAAGTATGCCGAGCGCAAAGTTGCCAAGCTGGTCTTTGAATGGTCGTTCGATATCGACCCTTGCCTTGTTCGCTTTGAAAAAGTCATCGCGACCCTGCGCGCAACGTATTCGCAAGTCGTATTCGCGGGATACAAGTCGGGATACAAAACGTGGCAAACATCGTGGTTCCCGGCGTGTCGCACGATTTGGTGCTTTGACGCATGACGCTTTGTCAGCAACTCGATCGCAGCCTGCGCGATGTCTTCGCGCCCATCGACACGCGCAGCGTTTGGCAATGGGCCGAGGACGAGATCGTGCTGTCCCGCCGCCAGACCGAGACGCCGGGGCCGTATTCAACCCTGCTTACCCCTTACGTCCGCGAGCCGCTGGAATGTTTCAGCGATCCGCGAGTAACCGACCTTGCGCTTTGCTTTGGAACGCAGACCAGCAAAACGACCATCGTCATGATCGGAACAGCTTGGCGCATGAGCAACAATCCTTTCCCGACCCTTTGGGTGATGCCCACGGAAAGCATGGCGCGCTCATTCTCCGAGAATCGCTGGCAACCGATGGTTGATGACTGCCGCCCGTTGGCCGCGCTCAAGCCGCACAACACGCATCGTTACAAGACGCTGGAGCAGCAGTTCAAAGACGCCACGCTAACCTTCGTCGGGTCTAACTCGCCCTCAAATCTGGCCTCGCGTCCTGCCGGGTTGCTCGTCATGGACGAAACGGACAAGTTTGCCGAGGCCACGGAAAAGGAATCCTCTGCCGTAGCCTTGGCCGAAAATCGCACCAAGAGCTACACGAACGCGCTGCGGGTCAAGACTTCGACACCGACCACGCCAGACGGCGAAATCTGGACGGCATTTCAATCGGGCGATCAGCGATATTACTACGTCCCGTGTCCGCATTGCGGCGACAAGCAACGTCTGGAGTTCTCACAGGTCAAATGGGACAAAGAGGCCAAGCTCGACGGCAAGTGGAACGAGGACGCTGTGCGCGCTTCGGCTTACTACGAGTGCGCGGCTTGCCAAGGCAGGATCACGGACGGCCACAAAACCAAGATGCTCCGCGAGGGCGAATGGCGCGCAACGAATCCCGCCGCCTCTGCGGGACGCCGCAGCTATCACCTTAACTCGCTTTATGCGCCGTGGCGATCCTGCGGTTTTGGCGAACTGGCGGCAAAGTTTTTGCAGGGGAAGGATACGCCCGCCGATTTGCAGGACTTTAACAACTCAACGCTGGCGATTCCTTACGCCCCGATTGACGTAAACGTCCGCGAGGAAAAAGTCAGACAATGCCGGGACGTTTCGTGCGAGTGGCAAAAGATTCCGCCGCATTGTTCCAGGGATCGCTTGGCTTATTTATTCCTCGGCGCTGACCCCGGACAAAATCAGACGCATTGGGTTGTTTCCGCGATCAGCATCACGGGAGAGATTACCCCGATTGATTGCGGCACAGTCTTGTCGCCCGAAGACCTCATCGCCTTCGTGCAGGAAGATAACCCCGCGCGCCTTCGTTACCTCGACGCGGCGGGCAATGACGTTTTCATTCAGCGCGGCCTTGTCGATAGCGGATACCTCACCGAGCGCGTTTACAATGTGTGCTATGCCACGGCTCCGGTGCTGTGGCCGAGCAAAGGAAGTGACGCGGCCTTTGGCAAAGACCCGGTGCGATACACGCGCTTGCAACAACCCGAAGGCTTGGGGCTTTACACCTACATTGACCAAACGCTCAAAACGGAATTTTACGATTGGCGAATCAATCGCCGCCGCGTTCCGCTTTTCCGTTTGCCGATCGACGCACCCGACTCACTGATCGCGGGACTCAGCGGGCAGCAACTCATGACGAAACGCACGGCGGGCGGCACGTTGCAAACGTGGAAGAAGTTGCCGAACGATCACTACGGCGATTGCTGCAAGCTGGCCGTTGTCAGTTGGCAAATTCTCCGGGGGAATTTCGACGCGGACGCGGCCCCGCCAGAAGAGGCGACCCCGTAAACCCTCTGTTTTCAAGGGGTTAGGGGGGTGAAAAAAACATGAAAAAAAGTGAAACTTTTCCCTTTACAAAGGCAAGCGCTTGGCTTAACTTGGCGGGGTAATGAAAACACAGATCAACATCAGCCCCTACATCAACAGTCATGCTAAACAACCGCGCGGTCGCGGCTACTGGGCTTTCTGCCCGACGATGCACTACCGCCAAACGGACTACATCAATCACTCGTTCTTTGCCTCTGGCACCTACGCCGAGGCCAAAGCGCAAGCGGTCGAACACTTCACAAAGCTCGGCTTTGCTTCCGCAGTAACGCTTCCCTGACTTCCCTCCCGCTCGCGCGCTGCGCGGGCGGCATGGGACGCCAGACGGCGAACCACGATCAGCGGCGGCAACCGCTAAAATAAAAAGAAAGAACACAGAACAATGAAAGAGACCCTTACACCACACGAAGTCGCAGAGCGTTTGTTCCGCGACGAAAACGCCAACTGGACATTCGCAGGAGCCTTGGCCTTGGCCGAATCCCTTGTCGAATACGAGGAAGGCAGCGGCGAGGAAATGGAGTTCGACGCCGTAGCGATTCGCTGCGACTTCTCCGAATACGAATCCTTGCAGGAATGGGCCAAGGAATACTTTGGCACAGACCGGGAAGGCCACGGCTGGCGTTATCACCTCGACATCAGCGAGGACGCCGACGAGGAAGAAATCGACACGACGATTCGCGGCTACATTACGGATCGCGGACAACTGATTGAGTTCGACGGCGGGATCATCGTATCGTCATTCTGATCGTATGAGCAAATCCACCGACATCAGCAAAGCCGCCGCCGCCCTTGGCAAAAAGGGCGGGGCGGCAGGCACAGGCAAGGCCAAGGCCCGCAGCAAAAAGCACTACAGCGAGGCGGGAAAGAAAAGCGGGGAGGTTCGTCGCGCTAACGCAGAACGCCGCAAGGCTCTTGGTGTTGGCAGGGTCGATCTGCCGCAGCACATCAAAGACGCCAAGCGCAAGGCGCGGGCCGCAGAGAACTACCGTATGAAGCGATATGGAATGACGCGCGAGCAGGCGAAGGACGCTATTCGGGAAGCGGCCACAATTCCTATGCAGCAAGACTTTAAGGAGGCCGAAGCGGAAACCGCCGATTGGAACGAGCATAATGAATAGCCGCCCTTATTTGACCGATTTTTCATTTGTGTTAATCTCCGCGCCGATGAGATTCACACCTCGCCCGCGTGGCCGTAATGGGCCACGATTCACCAGACGCTAAACGCATAGACGATCAACTCGCGCATCACGCCAACCCGCTCGACGATTACCGCGTCGGGCCAGAGTTGCCGAAGGATGCGCTGTCGGATTACTGCCTCGACGGGATTGGACAATTCCGCGAGCAGATGCGCGGTGACATGGCCGCGCTAATTGCCAAAGGCGCGGGCATCGACACCATCTTGATTTACCTGCAAGGGGTTATCCGCAGCGGCGTGGAAATCGGAGCCGCCGAATGGATGGAGCAGGAGAACGATCCGGGTTCCTGCGCGCGGGGTGAGGAAGCCGCGCTCATTATTTTGCAGACCGTGACCGGGACGCTCATGGGCGAGGGGGGATATGTGCGGGCCTCGGCACGGCAGATTGCCATGCATGGCTATGCGCTCCTGTTTGCCCTTGGCCGCACGCGCATGACCGAGACGCAGATTGCCGAGAAGTTCGGTTACACGCGGGCAAACGTCAGCGCCACGGTGCGGCAATACAAACGCAAATTTGACCTGCGGCAGTCGCGCGGAATGAAGTCAGACCGCGCGGTCGAGGTCTATCGACAACGGGCGAAACAAGTCCACAACCAAAGAAAAGAAACACAGAACAAATGCAAAACGAACTACAACTCATACAACCGTCTCTCGACCTTGCGATCTGCATTGATGCAGACACTTGTGCCGCAGAGCTAAAACGCTGCGCGGAGGAGGCCGACAAGTGCGCGGCGATGGCGCAAGGCTGCGCGGAAATTGCAATCCGCCATGCGTGGAACGCGGGGGCAATCTGCAATCACGCGAAGGAAATTGTTCCGCATGGAACATTCAAGGATTGGCTGGAGAAAAACTCCGGGGATCGCGGATACCACACGATGCTGAAATGGATGAAGCTTGCAAAAGTAGATTTAAATCAACTTTTGCAATCCAATCCGAAGGGTTTGCAGGACGCATACAAAACGGCAGGCGTGCTACCAGAGGGCGAGCCGAAGCAAGAAGACAGCGAAGGCGACAAGGACAAGCCGCCATTCTCGCTGTCCTTCCGCACGGTCTATCGCCTCCCGTCCGAGTGGAGCCGCGATGCGGCAAAAGACTTCCTTTATGAGTTTGACCGTCTCGCGCGTTTGGCCGTGCAGTTGAAAACGGAGTTCGGCCTTTGAACGCGGATCGCGCAATGCCCGTCTTGCTGTTCTGCTTCGCGGCGATTGGCTTTGTCTGGTCGCTGGAAGTAGTGGCGCGAACCTTTCGCCTGTGGCTCGGTTGGTAGCGGGCGCGCATTGACATTGAAAGAATGGGCATGACCTCCGAATTGGCAGGAATCAGAAAATATCTAAAACGCACCAAGTCTCTGGCTCAGCTTCAGACTCTTGCTGACGAGCTGTATTCCATCGCTGATTCGGAGGTCACTATCACCTCGACAGGCTTTGAAGGCGGCAGCACATCGGGGCAGGCGCGCAAATACAGCAAGGCCGACATTCTAAATCTGGTCGAAGACTTGATCGAAGGTCTCGCCCCGTCTGCCGAGCCCACGAAAGTCCGCAGCGCGGGCATGGTTTACGCCGATTGGTCGGAAGCGCCCGTGCGTCTGTGATTTGACAGACCGCCGCAGGCGTGGCGGAAATTCAAACGAAATCAAAGCGCGGGGGAGCGCGCCCCGGAGCAGGCAGGCCACGCAAGCCCGATGCCAAAAATGCAGCCTATGAGGCAGGCGAACTTTATCAGCCGGGCAGGACTTTCATCTATATGCCCACGGTGGAGCCGCGCAACGAGCTTACCAACGGCACGCGGGTCAACATCATGCGGAAGGCGCGCTGGCTCTACAACAACGTCGGCCTTGCCGCCCGCGCCGTGGATGGCGTGGCGCGTTATGTCTGCGGCACGGGCATCATCCCCGCCGCCCGCACCTCGGACGATGCGTGGAACAAGCAGGCCGAAGAACTGTTTGAGGATTCGGTAGGCCGCGAAGCGTTTGGTTTTGACGCGGGCGGTCAGGTCAATTTCTACGAGGCGCAGAGCTTCATCATCCGCCACGTTGCTATCGACGGCGACTTTTTCGGGCAGTTTATCAAAAGCGAGAGCGGGCGCGCCTTGGTTCGGTTCATGGGGGCAGAGCAAGTGGGCAATGCCTCGACACCGCTGGCGCAAAACGAATGGCAGGACGGCGTGCGGACGGATCGCTACGGCAGGCCGACCCAATACCGCATCCTTGGCAGCGCCGACGCGCAGCGTTTTACCGATGTCTCTGCCGATGACATCCTGCACTTCCGCCGCCCTGTCCGCATTGGCTACACGCGCAGCCCGTCATGGCTGGCCCGCGCAGCCCTGCATCTGCACGACATGGCCGATATCGTCAGCTTCACCAAGCAGACGTTCAAGCTGGCGAGCCAGCCCGCCTTCATCATCGAGTCGCCCGATGCCATGCAGATCGGCATGGGGGCCGCGCTCAAGAAGCAGGATGCTTCCACGGGCAGCGTGACGCTCGACAAGCTCTACTCGCAATCGGGCGTGGTGCAGTTGCCCCCCGGAAGCAAGTTGCAGCAGTTCAAGAACGAACACCCCGGCAACAACTTCCAGCAGTTCCTCGACTTTCTCGCCCGCGATATCTCTTGGGGCATCGGCGTATCGCCCGAAATGCTTTGGTCGGTGGCCGGGATCGGCGGGGCCAATACTCGCTATGTGCTGGCCGACGCACAGGTCTTTTTCTCTGAATTGCAGGAATGGCTCATCAATCAGTTTTGCCGCCGCTTCTGGAAGTATTGGGTTTGGTCGGAGATTCAAGCGGGGCGTCTGCCGCTGCGCGACGATTGGTGGAGGGTGGATTTCATCCCGCCCGCCCGCGCCACGGTGGACTTTGGCCGCGACACCAAGGCGCTTTTGGAGATTGTCCGCACGGGCGCAATGTCCACCCGCCGCTTTGCCGAGATGCACGGGCTGGACGAAGAAGCCGAAGAAGATGCGGCGATTGCTGCCGCTGTTCGCCGCAAAGAAAAGTGCGAGGCGGCAGGGTTGAGCGTCACAGACGTATTTCCGCCCGCGCCGGGATCACCAACGCCGATGGTTCACAACGAGACAGAAGAATATGCCGAACAACCCTCGCAAGTAGAAGTGCCGCCTGCCGACGTTTGACACCCGCGAGGGCGCATGACCCAGAAGTGGTATGCGTTTAAAAACTCTTCCGACAAGAGCGGCGAGATTGAGCTTTCTATCTACGACGAAATCGGTGCGTTCGGCATCGGCGCAAAAGAGTTCATCGCAGAACTGCGCGAATACAAAGGCCAGCACGTTCACGTCCGCATCAACTCTCCCGGTGGAGAGATCATTGACGGAAGCGCCATCGCCAACGCGCTAAACCGCCACGAAGGCGGCGTCACTGTCCACATCGACGGCCTTGCGGCTTCGATGGCGAGCTACATCGCCATGTCGGGCAAGCCGACTTACATGAGCGAAAACGCGCTCTTGATGATTCACAACCCGTGGACGCTCGCCGCTGGCGAGGCTGAAGACCTTCGCAAGCAAGCCGACTTGCTCGACACCATGAAGTCAACGCTGGTGCGCGGCTATCAGCGCAAGAGTGGGATGCCCGCCGAAGAGATCAGCCGACTCATGGACGAAGAAACATGGCTAACGGCGCTGGAAGCCACCGCGCTCGGCTTTGTGGACGCTATCGAAGACGGCATTCCTGCCGCCGCCAGCGCCAAGGATTTGCGCCACAGGTTTGACACTTTTGCAAAGCGCATGGACGAATCCAACTCCGTCGCTCCCGAAGTCGAAGTCGCCGCGCCTGCGGTCGAAGTCGCCGTTGAGGAAGCGCCCGTCACCGTCGAGGCCGTTGCGCCCGAAATCACCGAAGAGCCCGCCGCCGAAGAGGCCGCGCCCGAAGCCAAGGCCGACGATTCCGCCGAAAAGCTCGCCGCGCTGGAAGCCGAGAAGGCCGAAGCCATCGCCCGCGCCGAAGCTGCCGAGGCCGAGCTTGCCAAAGTCAAAGACGCTTTCGC